AGGCGGAGTCGCTGCGCGTTCCAAGGATGTAAAGGCATTGCTTGAGCTTGCCAACAAGTCCAAGGGTGGCTTTTGGATGGGCATGACCATCGCTTCAATGGCTGGTGGTCTGATTACCTTTATTGGCGGGAGATTCCTCAAATGAAATCAGGATTGCTTTCAGGAAAGACTTGCCCGTTGGCGACACAGGATGTTCATGTCAACCTGAAGCATCGCAATCATGCTTTCAAGGAATATGGGTATGGCCCACCCAACCCAGATGAGCCAAATGACGCTTTTTGGCTGAAAAAGGCCAAGATGTATAACGCGCCTACCTCTGCCATCAAGGGCATGAGATGTGGAAATTGTGCCGCTTTCATCCAAACTCCTGCCATGATGGAGTGCATTATTGGCGGTTTGGAGAAGGATGAGGGCGAAAATGAGTTGTCCTATGACGAGGAGTTCGTCAAGGCGGCTGATTTAGGATATTGCGACTTATTCCAATTCACTTGTGCCTCGGCCCGTACTTGTGATGCGTGGAAATCTGGTGGGCCAATCACAAAGGAAAAGCCATGAAGATGACAAAAGCTCAGAAGAAGGTCGGCAAGGTCATGGGTGAATACAAGGAAGGAACCTTGCACTCTGGCAAAAAAGGCCCAGTGGTGACTTCTCGCAAGCAAGCCATTGCCATTGCTTTGTCGGAGGCTGGCAAGTCTAAGCCCATGCCTTCTCGTGGTCAGCGCACCATGAAGAACAAAGCAAAACGGGGTATGTGATGAAAGAGGTTTGGGATAAAAAGCGACCCAAAGGCTTGGGAGCACCAAAACCTCTGACTCCTGCCAAAAAAGCTGCGGCAAAGAAGATGGCAAAAGCGGCTGGCAGACCATATCCAAACCTAGTTGACAACATGAGAGCCGCGAGGAAGAAATGAAATCTCCAACTTGGCAAACAAAAGCTGGTCAAAATCCTAAAGGCGGCTTGAATGCCAAGGGCAGAGCGTCTTATAATGCGGCAACTGGCGGGAACTTAAAACCTCCCGTCAAATCAGGGGATAATCCCCGTAGAGCGAGTTTCTTGGCACGAATGGGCAACATGGAAGGCCCTGAGTACAAGAACGGTGAACCAACCAGACTGCTTCTTTCGCTAAAGGCGTGGGGTGCTAACTCCAAGGCTGATGCAAAGGCAAAAGCTAAAGCTATATCCGCAAGGAACAAGGCAAAAGCGAAATGAAGCCCATATCAGTCGGTGTAAACCCAACAGCAGCAACAGATACAACGGTCTATACCTGCCCGACTGGTTACTATTCCCTTTTCACTGTGATGTACATCAACAACACTGGTGGCTCATCAAAGCACATAACGGTGCAGTGGACTGACTCAAGCGCATCTGCTACCTATGACATTCTTACTCAGTATTCAGTAGGCGCAAAAGCATATTTGAAGTTTGATGGTGGTGATTACATTGTGTTTGAAGAGGGAGATAAGTTGAAGATTACCACTGAGACTGGTAGCACATTCAACTTTATTGCAACATTTGAAGAGACAGGATTGACAAGATCATGACCTACCTAGAAATGATTAACGATGTTCTGGTTCGGTTGCGTGAGCCTACTGTCTCTACGCCCACAGAAACAACATATTCCACCCTGATTGGCAAGTTTGTCAACGATGCAAAGCGTCAGATTGAAGATGCTTTTGCATGGAATGTACTTGGTCAGACTTTGACTGTTAGCACTACTAGCGGTACTGCAAGCTATTCTTTGACTGGTGCTGGTCAGAAGTTTCAAGTCACCAATGTCCTGAACACCACAAGCAATTTGACCATGCGAAATATTGGCTCTGCCGATATGAACCGCAAGCAGAACTTTCCACCCACTGTAAACACTATTCCAACAGAATATGCGTTTGATGGTGTTGATGGTAGCTACGACACAAAAGTGACTGTTTGGCCTATCCCAGATGGCGTTTACACACTCAAGTTTTTCCTGACAATTCCACAAGCCACATTGTCATCAGCATCAACCGTTGTGTTGGTTCCTGATGTTTTGGTTGTCCAAAATGCCTATGCTCGTGCTTTGGTTGAGCGTGGTGAGGATGGTGGATTGACCTCTTCTGAGGCTTATGCTTTGTATCGGTCAATGTTGTCTGACTACATTGCCTTGGAAGGCACTCGTTTCCCCGATAACGATGGGTTTGATGCTGTATGAGCCAGAGAATCCAAACCTTTAGCATCTCAGCCCCTGGCTTCTTTGGGCTGAATACCCAAGATTCGCCTTTGGACTTGAATCAAGGGTTTGCTTTGGTTGCCACCAATTGCATCATTGACCAGTATGGGCGCATTGGCTCACGCAAAGGTTGGTCAAAGGTCAATTCATCCTCTGGAAACCTTGGCGCTAATGATGTTGGCGTTATCCATGAGTTAGTGCAATCTGATGGCACTTTGACGGTGTTATTTGCTGGCAACAATAAGCTGTTTAAGCTCGATGGCTCTAATGCCGTTGTGGAATTGACCTATGGGGGGGGAGGGTCTGCGCCAACCATCTCCGCAAACAATTGGTCTTGTGCTTCTTTGAATGGCATTACCTATTTCTTCCAATCAGGGCACGACCCACTGATTTACGACCCTGCTGTTAGCACTACGACTTACCGCCGTGTGTCAGAGAAAACAGGTTATCTTGGTACTGTACCGTCTGGTGATATTGTTATCTCTGCTTTTGGTCGCTTGTGGGCGGCTAACTCAAGCACAAACAAGACTACTGTTTACTTCTCTGATTTGTTGGCTGGTCATGTGTGGTCAACTGGTACTGCCGGAACGCTGAATGTTGACAGGGTTTGGCCAAATGGTGCTGACGAGATCACAGGTTTGGCTGCTCACAACGGTTTCTTGATTATCTTTGGCAAGCGTCAGATTCTTGTGTATGCCAACGCTACTACGCCATCAACCATGTCTTTGAATGACACTGTTGGCGGCATTGGTTGCTTGGCAAGGGACTCGATTCAGTCCACTGGCAAGGATATTCTGTTCTTGTCCAACTCTGGTGTGCGTTCTTTTGCTCGTACTATTGTTGAGAAGTCTGCGCCATTGGGAGACTTGTCAAAGAATGTGCGTAGCGATCTGATGCAGATTGTTGCCGGAGAAACGCCGTCAAACATTAAGTCTGTTTACTCTGAGAAAGAGGCTTTCTATCTGTTGACATTGCCATCTGTTGAAGAGGTTTACTGCTTTGACACAAGAACCCAATTGCAGGATGGTTCTTTGCGCGTGACAAACTGGGACTCTATTGAGCCAACAGCACTGCTTTCCCGTAGAAATGGTGACTTACTGATTGGCAAGAATGGCTATATCGGTAAGTATGGCACATACCAAGATGACACATCTTCATATCGCTTCCAGTATTACACCAACCATGCTGACTTGGGCGACCAAAATGTAACTTCTATTCTGAAGCGTCTTTCTGTTGTTGTGATTGGTGGAACTGGTCAGTATGTGACGATGAAGTGGGGTTTTGACTTCTCCACAAACTACTTGTCAACAAACACATATATTCCAGTTCAGGGCGTTTCAGAGTATGGCATTGCTGAGTACGGGGCAAATGCTACTGTTATTGCCTACTACTCTGATGGGGTTGCTTTGCAGACATTGGCGGCTAGTGCCAGTGGCGCAGGTAAGGTTGTGCAGACAGGATACGAAACAAATGTAAACGGTACTGGTTTGTCTATTCAGAAGATTGAGATTCAAGCCAAGAATGGCAAAGTAAGTTAAGGAGTAAGAAGTGAGTAATTACACCAAGAGCACCAATTTCGCTACGAAAGATAACTTATCTTCTGGCGACCCACTGAAGATTGTTAAGGGCACTGAGATTGACACTGAGTTCAATAACATTGCCACAGCTATTGCGACAAAGACTGACAATGCTAGCGCTGCGATTACTGGCGGTACGATTGCTGGAATTACAGATTTAGCTGTTGCTGATGGTGGCACTGGCGCATCTACTGCCTCTGATGCTCGAACAAACCTAAGCGCAGCCAAGTCTGGTGCAAACTCTGACATTACTTCTTTGTCAGGCTTGACCACCGCACTGAGTGTTGCTCAAGGTGGCACAGGCTCTACAAGTTTGACGGCAAACAATGTATTACTTGGCAATGGAACAAGTGCTTTACAGGCCGTAGCACCCGGCTCTAGCGGCAATGTTTTAACATCAAATGGCACAACTTGGGCTTCGGCGGCAGCTCCTGCTTCTGGTGGTCAAGCGTTCACATCAAACGGCACATTTACAATCCCTGCGGGTGTAACGGCTATTAAAGTCACTGTTGTTGGTGGTGGCGGCGCTGGTGGATCTTCCTCTGAAAACGGCGCGGGATACTCTAACGGAGCCGCAGGTGGCGGTGGTGGCGGTGCTGCGATTAGTTATCTCACTAGTTTGACCCCCGGAAATACCCTAGCAGTTACGGTTGGTGGCGCTGGAGCCACATCTAGCGTTGCCTCTGGAACCCAGTCAATTTCTACAATTTCAGCTACTGGCGGCGCTACTGGAGGTTCGTCTTCAAACGGTTCAGGTGGAGTTGGTGGCGCTGGTGGTGTAGGTAGTGGCGGCTCAATTAACTTATACGGCTCTTCTGGCGGCTCTGCTTACAACGTAGCATTTTCAGGTAATGGTGGCTCATCTATTTTTGGCGGTGGAGTTGCTGGTGTTTTGTCTGGAAGCGCTGGGACGGCAGGACGAGTTTACGGTGGTGGCGGTAGTGGAGGCTGTCAAACGCAAGGTGTTAATGGCTCTGTAGCTGGCGGTGCTGGCTCTGCAGGTGTAGTTATTTTTGAATGGTGATGAATATGAAAGCACTTATTTCTACTATTGAACCTGTACAAACAGGGTATCGTGTTGCTCAAGTTGAGGCTGATGCAAACATTTTTCCTGTTGCAGACGCTATGTTTTGGATGTCCTGCACCGAAGGTGTTGTTGCTGACAAGTTCTGGTATGACCCCACTGACCAAACAATTAAAGCAATTCCAGAACCTGTGTTGGCAAATCAACCAACAACCCAAGGCTCTCAAACCTTATGACAACTCCAGTCTTACCTGTTCACCAAGTCACCTATGATGGTGCAACCTTGAATGTGTATCATGCAAACAAGGGGCATGAGATTGAGGCATTGGAAGACGGGACAGTGTTTGTGAATGTATTTTCTGAGGGAAAGTATTGATGATTACGCACCACTTCAGTGATGGTTTATATGCAAAAGAAACGCACATTAGTGCGGGACAAATGCTTATGCAACACAAGCATAACTACTCACATTTTGGAATACTTGCTAAAGGCAAGGTTGTAGTTGTTAAAGAAGGTGATATTCAGATTATTGAAGCGCCTGCTTGTATTGATATTAAGGCTGGTGAAAATCATGGTGTAAAAGCCATCACCGATGTGGTTTGGTATTGTGTTCATGCTACTGACGAGAAAGACCCGTCAAAAGTAGATGAGATTTTGATAAAAGGGGAATAATATGTCTTGGATGTTACCTGCCGCAGTTGTTGGCTCAAATTTGCTTGGAGGAGTTCTTCAAGGGCAATCTGCCGCAGATGCCGCAGCCACATCTGCCGCTGCACAGTTAGAGTCTGCTCGTATTGCCGCTGAACAAGCCAAGTTTCGTCCTGTTGGTGTAACCACACGATTTGGCGCATCTAGGTTTGATTTTGGGCCTGATGGCAATCTATCTGGGGCTGGATACACGCTTTCTCCCGAGATGAAGGCTTATCAAGATCGTTTGATGAACTTGGCTGGTCGTGGATTGACACAGGCAGAGATGGCGCAGGAACAATATGCGCCTCTAACTGGTGCTGCATCTGGCTTATTTAATTTAGGCTCTAAATATCTAGCTCAATCTCCAGAGCAAGTTGCCGCTGACTATATGGCTCGTCAACAAGATTTATTAGCTCCCAGCCGTGAGCGTCAATTGTCTCAACTGCAAAACCAACTGTTCCAAACAGGTCGTAGTGGCTTGTCTGTTGGCGCTACTGGTGAGCGTCCAAGTGGTGCGGCTGGTTTGGGTGCTACAACTCCTGAGATGGAAGCCTACTACAACGCTTTGGCTCAACAAGATGCGGCTTTGGCGACTCAGGCTCAACAAGCTGGTCAACAACAAGTTGCCTTTGGCGCGGGCTTGTTTGGAACTGGTTCAGAATTGTTGGGCAAATATCAGGCGGGTCAAGTTGGCGCTTTGTCTCCATTCCAGACCTCTTTGGGCTTGGGTCAAACTATTGAAGAACTGGGTCAGGCTCCGCTTACATTAGGCGCTAACTTAGGTGGTCGCAGTGCTCAAGCTGGTGCAAATGTTGGACAAGCGTTGTTGACTGGTGGCTTGAATGCGGCTAGAACAGCACAGGCTGGAAATGCCTTTAACCCGTTTGCCAATGTGTTGCAAGGTGCTGGAGCAAACCCATATCTATTTCAAGCTCTGAGAAACCAAACTCCAAGTGGATTTGTTACAAATACTGGTGACACAAGCGCATTTGACTACGCCTACGGTGGCGGTGGATTCTATTAAGAGAGGAAAGAATCATGGCAACAGAATCAATCGTAGGTGGGTTGTTTGGTATGACCCCAGAGGCGTATCAGCTTCA